TAATTGAGGTAAAAACATAACCCTCTGGCATAGTAATACTTGTTGTGTTGGCATCATTGACTTGAACCTTAACATATGCAATTGGTGCTGTCTTTGAAGTTGGAGTATATCCTAAAGCCTTTGCATGAGAAGTAACTGAGTTTCTTTTTTGAGCTGTATCTAAAAACATTTCATTGGCTAACATATTTGCCAAGAAAGCATTATAGTGAGTGTTGTATGCTAACGTATCAAGTAGAATATTCATACCTGATCCTTCAAAGTCATAATCGGTAAATTGAGATTGACCCTTAAGATAGGTTTTTAAATTATTTTTGATACTGTCAAAGTCAAGTTCAGTAATTTGTAACTTTCCTTTTGTATTTAATCCTGCAGCCATTATCGTATTCTCTTGAGTAGAACTTCTACTTCTTCTAATCTGTTTGGTGTATTTTTAATAATAAAGCTAATGGTACACGCCAAAGTGTTATTGTCTAAATTTTGTTCTTCAACTCCGAAATTTATTGAAGTCAAAGTGACTCTAGGTTCATATCTGTCAATAGTATCTTTTATTTTTGTTCTCAAATTAGACAAAATAATTGGAGTAAAATTTTCAAACATGGCACCACGAATACCTGTACCAATTTCTGGATGAAATGGTTTCTCTCCAGGATTTAACAAAACTAAATTACGAACGGATCTTTTAATTGCTTGAGCATCCGATACCGTAGATATATCTTTTGTTACTGGATTAGGAGAAAAGAATAAATTTATATCCTTGAAAGTAAAACTACTTTCTCCATTATTGTTTACAGATTGTGCATCTGTATATCCTGAGTTATATTCTGTAGCCATGTTCTAATATTTATCTACTTTCCTTGACCTCTATACTTTTTAAAGTTACGTCTTTTGTTTTTATTCTTTGGCCGAGACCTAACAGAACAACCAATTGACGTTCTTTTCTTTACAGGTTCAATTTTGTTTTGTTGAGCTGCCTTTTTAGCCATTAGCTTTCTTCCTTACTTTCTTTTTACCATTACCATTATTTCCATTATGATGGTGGTGATGATGAATGTCTCTAATCTTTTCTTCTTTCTTCCAGAAGATTTGTACCAATCCATAAATTACAAATAAAGTTAAAACGAGTTTGACTGGAATAATCCAAATTAAAATTCCAATAATAACCATAAGAAGTCCCATATTCATTTCTCGATCTTTTACTTTTTCAATCAATTTGTTTAACATTTTTTTCTCCTAATTAAAGTTTAAGCTCCTCAACAAGCAGCAGGATTCGGATCAGGTTTACGATCTTTTTCCGGGCCTAATGGTAGAATAGTTTTATTGTGATCTTCATAACCATTCCATGGAGCTTCTAAAGTTTTAGTGCTTACACCTGTTCTAACCATTTCACTTTGGTCAAACAGATATTCTTTTTTCTCTGCTGATGAAGGATATTTCTTTGTGACGTAAGCACTTAATCCTTTTTGCAGATTATCAATTGTGTCGTGGAGATTACGAATGTTCTCTCCTCCAACTCCAAGTTCAGTATCATTTGCATTGAGCGCCAATGTTGAAACGCTTGTACCAACAGCGGGTCTTGGGTTCGGCAAATCAATAGAAAGCAATTCTATTGTTTCTGGAATATAGGCATATTTTCCAACAGCAGCTGTAGCTGGATTAGCGCCATACTGGACGAGAGTTTGTGTTCCAGCAATCTGAACAAGTAAACAAGCTTTGATGTGAGTGTTTGCACCACCAGTCAACAAAGCATCACCCAGTGATGCGGATAAATTCATATTACCAGTTTGAGAATTGGCAAAGAAACTTCCTTTTGCAGTATCTTCAATATGTCCTTCAACAGTACTTCGATAAAAATTATTCCATGCAGTTAAATCCATGTTATTGGCAGCTGCAACATGAATATTTCCTTGATCTCCTTCCATTAATGTCTTAACGCCAATTGGTGCTTGATTTGATTGCATGAAGATACCATAAGCCTTTGGTTTAGTTTCATCACCAATTGCTTCTATTTGAACGTGTGCAGCCTTCATACGAATCTTGGATCTCTCTTTTGCATTTCTGGATCCAGCACGATAATCTTCAGTTTGTTCTGGAGTTACTCCCGTACCGTGAAGATTAATATGACCGTCAGCCTGGAAGTTAATATCACCATCTGCCTTAAAGTTAATATTACGTTTGGAATGAATATCAATATCACCACCAGACCATAACTGTAATTTCCAAGCAGCAGAAATATCTGCACGATCATTATAACGAATCATTACCTCGTCATCAAAAGTGTGTACAACTTTTCCTTTGACGTACATATAGTCATCATGTAAACGAATGTCGTAGTTGTCGCCCTTCACATAGTTTGTCCGAGTTCCATTGTGATCTATTTCATAATGAGTTCCCGAACGATGCATTTGATGGATACGTTCTGCACCAGGAGTATCATCATATTCCATAATATGTCCGGACTCGGACTCATAAACATTGTTATAGGGATAACGAGCATTATAATCACCTGTTGGTTGATTCCAATGCATTGCGTTGAGACCTGTTTCTGGATCTGGAGAACCAATATTGATTTGACGTTCTCTCATGTCGGCCTTCCAACAGAGTGACCAATGTGGGTTGTGTGGAATGACTACTCCTCCCCCCAGGTACTTCGAGAACGGAGGGTCTGGTACGACATCAGCAGCCTCTATAGCATACTCTCCTAACTGATCTGGAACGTGTTTCCAACTAATTTTTCCAGGGCCTGACCATACCTTGCCATCCATAGTTCCAAGTGTGATATCAAAGAAAGTTCCATTGTCCGAACAAGACATTACACGAAAGATACGACCATTAATTTCTTGGATTCCACGGCATCCCGCAATCTGCACAATGTCACCTGCCTGTAATAGTGGTTTGGCAGGTTCGCCTCGTGACAAATTAGGATCAGAAAAATAAGTTGTAGAATCGGCCCACAAACTTGACTTTGTAGTTACAAGCACACCATCAGTAAATTCAATAGGAATGCCTCCCATTGCTAATGGATTTGTATCTGGTGTTGGTATAACAACCAAATCAGATTCTTTTACATTATTCCAACTAATGTCTTGACGGCCCTCATCAGGATCACTAATGTTATAAACACCAGTACCGTAATGACCGCCCATGAATAACTCCATAACAGTTTGACGTTCTGTAGGAGTAAGATGTTCTTTGCGAACCCATCGTACACGAGGATTTGGTACACGGAAATCTTCACCTTCTAGTGACCAGTATCCTGTTTCTTCACCCGATCCTTGTCCCCATCCTGCTCGTGTATCGTTTGGAGAAATACCAGCAAGACCTGCATCAGCAGCATCAATGTATACAGGCATATCTCTTGTGACAGGAAACGCTGGACCATAAGTTCCACCAACAGCACCATACTCACGATCTTCTGACCAATAGTTTGGTTCTAGATAACCTGTAGAAAAGATAACACCTTCACGACCTTTATCTTTATCAACATAGTTTCCATAAAAATCTCTGCGTTGCTTTATACCCTCAGGTTCTTCATCGTTACCAGGCTCATAATAAGTATTAGCATCTGGCCATCTAAAAGTACCAAAATCTATCCAACCAGGCTTGAATCTTCTATCTGCTGTAAGTCTACGAGTAGTTCTAAAGAGAAAATGAAGTAAATCAGAATGTGTTGCTCTTGTAAAAGGAACAGGAGGACGACCTAGATATTCCCACAATGCAACATCATAAGGATCCAAATCACTTAAATTAGGATGATCTCCACCACCAGCATCAGAGTAGTTTGGTACACGAGTTATTCTTTTATCAGGATCATTTGGAGTAATATCTCCAGGAGCATCTACAGGAGGAGTCCATGTATGACTTGCTACTGGATTTCCATAACTTGCAGCCGAAGGAGGAAATGGTACGTTTCTTAAATCTATAGTAGGATCATAGAATCCCTTTTCGTAATCGATATATGATTTTGCAGAATTTGGAGTTTTAGAATCATAACTCTCTTGTATTTCCTTTAAATCGCCTCTAGCCTTATTCCAGGCTCTCGCATAAGGTATTGCACCGAAGGTAGAATCTTCAATGGTATCACCAGAAGTCTTACCTCCACGATAAGATGTTCGAGTATTCATACCAGGTAAAATACCCATTACCATCCAATCTTGCAGTAAGTCTACATCTTTAGCAAATCCAACAACCCAAGTGCCTTCTAAAATATTAGAATTTGTACCTACACCAGCTTGTGTATTTCCGGAAGTTGGCTGAACTACTTGAGACCATGGAAGGTCTTTAGTGAGAATCTTTTGTTTGTCTTCGGTATGAATACCTAACCAGCGAACACGAACTCGGCCTAATTTTTCTGGATCGTGCCTATCTTCAACTACGCCAACGGCAAATATAGTTCCATCATGTCCTAAAAAACTCATTTATATAGTATCTCCATCTACTATTTATTATAAAAATCAATGACTTACAGTTGCGTTCTAGCTTCGTCCAGGCATAAAAAAACCCAGCCGAAGCTGGGTTTCTTTAACTAACGATAAAGAATACTTGCCCGAACTAGAAAGGTAGTTCCTCACCATCGTCATCATCATCGTCCTGAGATGATTCGTTTATACTCGTGACATCCACACCAGCGTCAATCTTGGTATAGAGGTCAAGGAAAGATTCCTTAGTCTCGGTATCAAAACGATTGACGGTCAATTGAATGGCAGTCATTTTGTCCTTAAAGATACTGTAGGCACCGATAATGTGAACCAGACGGCGAGTTGAGATAATCTCATCGCAACCACCTTCCATAAACGTTTTACGAATAACGTCAGCCCACTTAATCAGATTGTCCACAAAACTGTCGTCCTTCAGGTCGTGTTTTGCCAACTCGTTTACGAGCATCTTAGTTTCCATCTTGGCAGTCGGATAAGACTGTTCGATGGTCACAGGGAACCTCTCAAGAAAGGCCTCGTTAAGAACGTTGGTGCCGATAAATCGACCATCGTCCGAACCTTGACCTTTAGTGTTCGCAGTCGCAATCACGGTGAACCCAGGTTCAGGATGAATCCATTTACCAATCTTTTTGAGATAGATAGACGAACCTTCTAGCACGGGTTGCAGTGCCATGATCTTGTTGGATGCAAGATCAATCTCATCGAGGAGAAGAACAGCACCACGTTTCATGGCAGTCACCACAGGACCATCATGCCATACAGTCTCACCGTTAATCAAACGGAAACCACCGATCAAATCATCCTCATCAGTCTCGATGGTGATGTTCGCACGAACGTATTCACGTTTGAGTTTGGCACACACCTCTTTCACCATCAGAGTTTTACCGTTACCGGACATACCCGTGATAAAGATTGGATAAAAGATACCAGCCTTAATCACGGACTGAACCGTACTGTAGTTACCCCAAGGGACATAACCATTGAATCGTTCAGGTACATAACTGTCCTGTTGATCCATCACACCGATAGCAGACGGGGCCATCGCAACGGTGGTATGTGATGCTGGAACTGCTGCCGAGGATTCCGTGGCATTACCATACGTGCCATCCTCGGCAGGCAACCAATACTCACCACGGTTATCCGTTTTGAGTTTGCGAAGCCATGACGGAGTAGACTTGATGCCCAATTCATCACGGACAATCCCTGCCTCCGGACGAGTAATGGTCACACGGTCCTCACCGAATAAAGTGCGTGCGTGATTCACAAAGTCTTTTTTGCGAAGGTTCATACTAATTACTTTCATTTATTTCTCCTATCGATCAATGTCTTTAATACAATCTTTGCTGATAACCTGATATGCACCTTTGTTATAGGCAGGCGCAATCGTAGCTACGGTGTCGTCTGTCATTTTATTTTTCCTTTGTCGGTACGCACCCGATAACAATATAATAGATAAGATTAACAAGTGGAATGAATACCAAAATAAATGCCCACTGGCTCCATCCTGCATCTCGATTGCGTCTTGCTAATGTTGCAATTGACGGAATAAAAACCCCTAGTATTAATATAAAATAAAACGGACCTATCTCAACTGTAGCATAAAACATTAAATCGAGAATAGTTGCAACGAATGAAGCAATAAAAATAAATAAAAACAATCCCCAATATTCTTGTCTATTTGCTCTTCCAGTAAAGTCTGCGTATTTTTTAAGTGCTGTGAATAACATATTATCTCCCTATGTCTTTGATACAATCCTTGCTAATAACTTGATAAGCACCTTTGTTATAAGCAGGAGCAATTGTGTGTTGTGTGGATTTTAGCGATTCGCGTTTAGGAGCCATTGAAACACGAGTGTCCAATGACGGAATTTTTGAAAAAGGACATTCCTTTTCTTTTTTTTGAAAAACGTTAAGGCCAAGTGGGCCGTTTGAATAACTAATCATAAGTTTTCCTTGTGTTGAAAATTAATAGTCGGAAGTGTCGCCGTTGTAGTAGTTTGTAAATTTTTCAAGATCAGTCGGAGACTTGAAGGTCAAATCATAGACTAATGCGTCGGTATCAGTCACTTGAAAGTCAAATGGATTAAACTCAAAATTAAAGTGATCTGACAAATTAAAAATATCTCGTGGATGACAATGAAAAACAAACGGTGTCGTATAAGTGGCTGACATATATTCTCTTTTTTTGTGATGAATTAATATGGCTATTATATCAGGTATCCAATACCATGTCAAACACCGTTTAAAATCAACCATTTAGCGAGCCGGTTTTGGGACGAAAGCTTACAGCTTGGGCCACTTTTTTCTCTTTAAAATCAACCACTTACGAGAGTTTGTCGAGCTCGCTAAGTGATTGATTTATAAGAGTTTTTTATTATGCGATAACCTCCATGATTTTATTGACCAAAATCTTGTTGCCAGTCTTGTTATCCTGAGACTTTGCAAACAGTCTTTTGATTTTACCTGTGGTCATATCCTCAGTAATTCCTTCAAGAGCATTGTCCTCAACATCGACCATCTTTGCAACCGGCACAATATGAAACTCAT